TCGCCACAGAAATAGCAGTTACAGGTCAAGCTTTAGCTAGTTCAATAGGAACTGCATCTGAAGTAACAGGTGGAGCAACAATAGTTCCAACCGGACAAGCTGCAGCTACGAGCGTTGGCTCAGTGACAATAGACGAACGTTTTGCTATTGGATCAGGTTGGGGCAGATTATCTTGGGGTAACTTAGTATGGGGTGGTGCTTTCTCTGCAGTTGCACAAGGTCAGTCCATGACTACTTCGATTGGTGCAGCTACAGTTAAGGTAGATCACACTGTACAACAAAGTGGTTTAAATTTATTAACAATCACACAAGGTTTAGAGTCAATAAAAATTGACGGTAATATTACTGTCTTTGTGGGTGAGGACGCATTACAGTCATCATTAGGACAACAAAGTTTAGTACAAACTACAAACGAAAGTGTTTCAGGTCAAGCATTAGCAGGATCTATCGGTCAAGTAGTACCTGAACCGAGAATACCAGTTGACGTTTCAGGAATATCAGCCTCGCTTTCTTTAGGTTCTATTTCATTAGTACAAACAACTGTAGAGTCAGTAACTGGTCAAACAGCGACAACAGCTGTGGGAGCAGCGAGTCAAGCTTCAATCTATCCTGTAACCACTGCTGGATCTTTAACTACGTCCATAGGATCAGTGTCTATCACTGGTGGCGCAAATATTAGTGTTTCTGGTATAGGGTTGACAGCGAGCATTGGTTCACCTAATGTACAGCCATGGGCTGAAGTAGATCCTGGAGTTAATAATACTTGGACTACTGTTGATCTTGCAGCTTAGTTTTGTTAAAATAGGAGATATATGGCATCAAGTTATTCAACAGATCTTAAACTAGAATTGATGGTAACTGGCGAAAACGCTGGTACATGGGGTGATAAAACTAATACCAATTTAAATTTAGTACAACAAGCTATTGCGGGTTTTGAGCAAGTAACACTATCAAGTGGTGGAACTTTAGCTCTTGCAATGTCAAATGCCACACTATCAAATGCAAGAAACATGGTTATCAAATTTGCTACAGCTTCAATCGCTGCTAGCACAGTTTGTACGATTCCTGATGGCATCGAAAAATTTTATATATTTGATTGTACTGGACTAACTAACCCAAGTAACTTAACTATCAAAACAGCATCAGGAACAGGGTTCTCGCCTGATAGAGCAGCCATATTTGCCGCTTACGCAGATGGAACTAATTTAAAAGAGGTTTCATTAGATACTTTAGGTGGAACTGTTGCAGCTGCACAGATTGCTTCTGACGCTGTAACGACAGCAAAAATTTTACAATCAAATGTTACAACAAACAAAATAGCTGACAATGCTATTCGTGCAGATAATATTTCAGCAAACGCTGTTACAACAGCAAAAATTTTACAATCGAACGTAACTTTAAATAAAATGGCACCAAATTCAGTTGGACCAGCACAGTTACAATCAACTGCCGTAACTGCAGGAACTTACACAACAGCAAACATTACCGTTGACGAAGACGGAAGATTAACGGCTGCAGCTTCAGGAGCAGCTGGTGGAAACAACATGATTTATGTAACAACTTTTTCACACGCTTCTAATCCTTCCGGAACTTACACTGCTAATCCAGCAGCAACAAAAATTCAAGCACACATTATTGGTGGTGGCGGAGGAGCATTTTTTAACGCGTCACCTAATGGCCCACCTCCTGGTGGCGGAGCAAAAGGTGGTTATGGTATTTTTCATACTACAATAACACAACCGTATTCTGTGCCTTTTACAATAGGAGCTTCAGGCAATAACGGTGGTAACAACGTAGGCACTGGCGGTGCTACAAATTTTGGAGGCCCTAACGGACACACTGCAAACGGAGGAAGTGGACACCCAGGCTCTAGTCCTGGAACTTTCGGACCTTCAACACAGGGTAAAGACATGACTCCTACATATGTTAACTCAGTAGCGTCTAGATCATTTGTTTTTGGTTATTCTACTTACGTAACAAATGGTGATGGAGGTGGTTTCTTAGGACAAAATAGTAGATCAGGTTCATCGGCTCAAGTACCGACTGTTCCATCTAACTCATCACAGCCTGGTGCAATAAGTAACACTCCAGGTGGTATAGTAATTTATGAAGATATAGCGGGATAATAAAATGGCAGCTACAATAATTCACAATAATGAAAACGTAATTAAGATTGCTCCTTCAGGAGTTGATCCAGCAGTTATCGTACCTAACGCTTCACAATACACACTTACAGAGATTAGTGATGCAGATTGGGATTGGCTTACTCAAGGTAATGGTTTCAGTTTTGATGGAACAACTTTTACACAGGAACCTGCAATGACACTTAGTGGGAGAACATTGCAAAATTGGAGGGATGAAGTAGAAGTATATATTAATTACTTAGAACAAAAAGTAATAATGCATTCAGTAAATCAACCAGATGCTGACAATGCGTTAGCTATAATGAAAGCTTTAGATACAGATAATCTCCCTGCAGTAAATCATCCAATTGAAAGAGTTGTTTACGAAGCAGGCACACCTGTTCGTCCATCCATATCTTACAGATAATAATTGTAATTTTTTATTGATTGGAATATAAGAATCATAATGATTTTTAAGAATATTCAATTTAGAGCTAGTCCAATAGTTATACAAGCACATAGGAATCAGAATATTTTACCACAACCAATAAAACTTGATATTCCAAAATGGTTTAAATCTTTAAATCATGGAAAAGAATTAAAAACAATAAAAGGATGCATACCTTTTTTAGAAACATTACAAACAGGATATTTAATAAGGAACTATCAAGATACTCACATTAAACATAATATACTTACTGAGTTTGATGTAGGCCCTGGAGATACAAAGCATGGTAAAGGCTCAGTAGAATATGCAATTAATAATCCTCACCTTGGAGCAGATCTGAACATGGCTCAAGAAGCCCAGCTACATACACCTGAACAACTTGGAGATTCCCCTTTAGTGAAAAAAAATAAAAATTTAGAATTTCATAAGATTTTAAATCCTTGGATAATCGTTACACCCCCTGGTTACTCTTGTCTTTTCACAGCACCATTAAACAATAGAGATGATAGGTTTGAAATAATTTCTGGAATAGTGTCAACAGATAATTATTATAATCATATAAACTTCCCTTTTACTCTTAATGGTGATAAATATGAACAAATAGATACTATTATAAAAATGGGAACACCTGTAGCACAAGTTATACCTTTTAAACGAGAATCTTGGACTCACTCGATTGAGCCTGTAGATTGGGATAAAAAATTAAGTGTAATTAATACTATTCAAGCAAGTTTTTTGTATGCGTATAAAAAATTTTTTTGGAGAAAAGCAAAATGGAAATAAAAGATTTAATAAAAGTATATGATGAAGCTATAACTCAAAGTGATGTAAACAAAATTATTATGTATGCTAAGAGCACTGCTGACTTTGAGAAAGGCAAAGTCGGAGATGATAAAGGCGTTGATAATCCTACTATCAGAAAAGTCTTTGTTCATGAATTACATCCAATTGGTAAAAGCATGACACAAGCTTTTATATATAATTTTTTGAAAACAAATTTTTTTAATCACTTTTTTAGATATAGGCAAGATACCGGATCTAATTTTGATATGTTTAATTTAAATGAAATGTCCATTTTAAAATATTTACCTGGTAATTTTTTCAAGCCACATTTTGATGCTGGTAAGACACCCATTAGACATATGAGTTTTATTTTATTTTTAAATAATGATTACGAAGGTGGTGAATTAAGTTTTTTTAATCCTGACAGTAAAACGGACGAACTAGTTATAAAAGTCAAACCAGGCAGATTAATTGTTTGGCCAAGTTATTGGATGTTTCCACATGGAGTAAAACCAGTAACAAAGGGAGAGAGATACGCAATAGTTTCTTGGGGTCAATGATGCAAGGTAAATTTAAAAAAATAGAAAATTTTGTAACGAAAGATGAACTAAATCTTTTAAAAAATTATTGCAAAATTGTGCATAGATTAAACTGCACCGAGTTTGACACGCAATGTGGACACACTACTACAGGCTACTACGGTCATCCTATCATGGAGGGTTTAATGATTAAGCAAACTAAAAAAATTTCAGAAGTTGTTGGTAAAAAAGTAATGCCAACGTATTCGTATTGGAGATCTTACACTATGGGAGACATACTACCAAAACATAGAGATAGACCTGAGTGTGAGTATAGTGTTACTTTGATGATAGACTCTTGTGGCACTGAGTGGCCAATCTACTTAGATGGTACACCTATAAATTTAAAACCAGGCGATGGTATTGTTTATAAAGGTTGCGAGGCTTGGCATTGGAGAGAGACTTTCAAAGGTGACTATCATGCTCAATGTTTTTTGCATTACTATGATCCTGAAACTAATAAAGCAGCCAAACCAGCAGACGGCAGAGTATTATGGGGTTTACAAAAACAGCGTAATGGCAATCAATAAATTAATTAAAACAAAACTAGAAAGACCTGCTTTACTAGTTGAGACCGTAATAGATGTTGATGCAGATTACTTCATAGCTGAAATAGATAGAATATTAAATATTAAAAATTTAGATTTTGTTACAAACGTAAAAGGTCGTATGACAGACTGGGATGCGTTTAATAATAATGAAAAGTTTCAAAAAACATTATCTAAGGCTTATGGTAAATTATCAAAACATCTTAAAGGTCCTTTTACATTAGAAGACTCCTGGGGTATTAAAATGGAGGGACCTACTCAGACTACATTACATAACCATCCTAGGCATGACTATGGTGGTGTTTTATATTTAAACGATTCTGAACAAACTTTAAATTTTCCTGAACTTGATGTAGAGGTCATTCCAAAAAAAGGCGTTTTAGTTGTATTCAATGGATTCATATATCATGAGGCTAGGCAGCGAGAATTGACAGATGCAAAATACGCAATAGCCTTTAATATAAACGTAGTTCAAAGATTTTAAGGTGTTTACCCTTTATTTATTTATCAATCTTAAAGTGTTATAATCTCATATGCCTTTAGCAAAAGTTAACATAGCACCTGGATTTGATAAACAATCTACACCCTCCGATGCAGAGGGGCGTTGGGTAGATGGAGACAATGTTAGATTTAGATATGGTGAACCTGAAAAAATCGGTGGTTGGTCAGCTTTGGTTGACAATAAATTAGTAGGTGCAGCAAGAGCACAACACGTTTGGTCAGCAACAAACGGTAAAAGATATGCCGCTATAGGCACAGACAAAGTTTTAATTATTTATTATGAAGGTGCCTTTTACGATATTACTCCTTTAGAAACAGACAATTTTTCGACTGGCGCAAACATTACAACGACCAACGGATCAGCAACAGTTACAATTACCACAAGCTCAGCACACAATTTAGAAGTTGGAGAGATAACAACATTTGCAAATGCAGCCTCCTTTACAGGTGCAAACACAGATTTCACCGCGACTGATTTTGATGACAAATTATTTGAAGTTCAAACTGTTCCCAGTATTACAACTTTTACTATAACTATGCCATCTGCTGAGTCTAAGTCAGGTGTAACCAACGATGGAACTCTAGATGTTAATCCATACGAACCTGTGGGTCCTTTAAATCAAAGCTATGGATATGGTTGGGGTACTTACTTATGGGGCGGCCGAACAGTGGCCCAAACAACAACAACGATGAACAACGGAGGGACATTAGCCTCTGGAACAACGTCTCAAGTAATTTTGACTGATGCAAGTAATTTTCCAAGTTCAGGCACTATAAGAATTGGATCAGAAGATATAGCTTATGCTAGTAAAAACTCTAATACTTTACAAACATTAAGCCGTGGACAAAACGGAACCACTCCTGCAAACCACTCTGATGGT